TTAGAAGGATTTAGAAAAGGTAAAACATTACACTCTGAAGATAAATATACTTTACAAGAATGTAAAGATAAACACGGTTTGGTTACAGATAAAGTTTGGTATGAAGCCTTTGAAGGTTTAGATACCATAACCGAAAACTACATTCGTAATATGAGGGCGAATGGAGAAAAGATAAATAAAAATCCTCGTATAATAATGTCAACAATACACGGAGCGAAAGGAGGAGAAGCTGACAAAGTCTTATTGATGCAAGACATAACTAATGCTGCACTTGAAACATTTAGTTATGATCCAGATGAATTACATAGATTATTTTATACTGGAGCGACGAGAGCGAAGCGTGAATTACACGTCTTGGATCCAAGAGATTTTGATAAAGCTTATTTACTATGACAAACAAAGATCTATTTAAAGGAGCGACATACGACTCTTTAGAAAAACAGGTAGGCGGAAAACATTATAAAAATATGAAGATTCAGCCAGCACACTTTATAAATGAAAATAAGTTGCTTTTTGCGGAGGGCAACGCTATAAAGTACATCTGTAGACACAACTTAAAAGGGAAAGAAGAGGACGTGAGAAAAGCTATTCATTACCTGGAAATGATACTAGAGAGAGATTATTCGTGAGAAGCACACAAATACCTCTGTTCACACCAGAAACAGAATGGGTTATGCCAGATGAACTGAAAGATCTGCGCGGAGCCAAACAAATAGCAATAGACTTAGAAACAAATGATCCAGACTTAAAAGAGCTAGGCTCTGGTAATGTCTCTGGAAAAGGGCACATTGCAGGCATTGCGGTGGCCGTAGAGGGCTGGTCAGGCTATTTCCCTATCCAACACGAGTCCAACGGCAATATGGACAAAAAACTGGTGTTTTCGTGGTTGCAGGATATGTTTAACCAGGAAGATACCACCTTTATATTTCACAATGCAATGTATGATATCTGTTGGCTAAGATCAGCAGGTCTTACCATCAAAGGTAAAATTGTAGATACAATGATAGCAGCGTCTTTGATTGATGAGAATAGATTATCTTATCAATTAAATACGTTGTCGAAATATTATGTAGGTATGGGTAAAGATGAAAATATTTTAAATGCTGCCGCAAAAGAATATGGTGTAGATCCTAAAAAAGATTTATGGAAATTACCTGCAATGTTTGTAGGTCAATATGCAGAACGTGATGCAGAAGCAACACTTAAACTTTGGCAACGATTAGAAACAGAAATGTATCAACAGGAGTTGTGGGATATATTTAATCTAGAGACAAAATTATTTCCTTGTTTAGTTGATATGAGATTCAAGGGTGTAAGAGTTGATTTAGAGAAAGCAGATAATATTAAAAAATCTTTGATGCACAAAGAGAAAAAAATATTACATAAAATCAAACATTTAACTGGTGTTGACGTAGAAATAATGGCAGCACGTAGTATTGCAAAAGCATTTGATAAATTAAAATTACCGTATGATAGAACAGAAAAAAGTAAAGAGCCAAGTTTTACGAAAAACTTTTTACAAAATCATCCACACGAATTACCAAAAGCAATTGCAGAGGCGAGAGAAATAAATAAAGCACACAGCACATTTATAGATTCTATAACTAAACACGCAGTCAATGGTAGAATACACGCAGACATAAATCAAATAAGATCAGATCAAGGTGGAACTGTGACTGGTAGATTCAGTATGTCTAATCCAAACTTACAACAGATACCTGCAAGACATCCAGAGTTAGGTCCTTTGATTAGATCTATATTTATTCCGGAAGATAAACATACGTGGGGATCTTTTGATTACTCACAACAAGAACCTAGAATATTAGTGCACTATGCAAAGCTACAAAACTTAACTGGTGTAGATGAAATTGTAGATGCATACAATGCAGGTGATGCAGACTTCCACCAGGTCGTTGCAGATATGGCAGGCATTGAAAGAAAACAAGCCAAGACAATTAATTTAGGTTTGATGTATGGTATGGGTAAAAATAAATTAATGGCAGAACTAGGTTTGATGAAAGAGTCTGCAGAAAAACTAATAAAACAATATCATTCAAGAGCTCCTTTTGTAAAACAATTGATGGATAATGTTTCTCGTAAAGCAAATGATCGTGGTAAGATTAGAACTTTACTAGGTAGAGCGTGTCATTTTGATTTATGGCAACCAGTTCAATTTGGTGTATACAAACCATTACCGCTAGAGCAAGCGCGAAAAGAATATGATGAGCCTTTGAAACGTGCATTTACGTACAAAGCTTTGAATAAATTAATACAAGGAAGTGCTGCAGATATGACGAAAAAAAGTATGGTTGCATTGTATGAAAATGGTATAATACCTCACATTCAAATTCACGATGAAGTAGATATTTCTGTGGAGTCGGATGCAAAAGCAGAAGAAATAATTAGTATTATGGAGTCTGCTGTGGAACTAAAAGTTCCAAATAAAGTTGATTATGAAAAAGGTAATAATTGGGGTGATATAAAATAATGGCAACTTACTTAAATGCTGACATACCGCCTATTTATTGCCAAGTACGGAAGGAGTATTTATATGATCTTAAACAACATAAAGGCGAAAGTCTTGAGTGTGTGGTCTTCGGTATTACATCTATATCAGGGATGGCGATCTTATTTAACATTATGCTTACAAACGGCGCGTGCTATTGGAGACTGCCTATCAGTGCGTTTTTCCAAAAATCGTATGACAGAGCCCAAGTGCCCGATATGTCAGTTGACGAATTGGAATTGTGGAACTGTTTTAGTTATTATCCCAGCGTCCATCATTATAGCTATCTTACTAATCAGCGTGGTAAGTTCTTAGGTAAAGACAAAAAATTTTATAAAGGTGAGTATTTATTTACTATTGATTGGGCTCATCCGGATAGCAATATCTTGGATACTGACCACTCTGAGATACCTCAAGAACATAAGTGTGCACATATACTGGAACTCGATAACGGTAATTTTGCAGCTCAGCCTAATAATCGTATTCTGTGGAACCTTTCTCACTATACTACTGATAAGTTTTGGCCTGACTTTAAAGTCCAAAATACTTACTGGACTGTCGAAAATAAAGACTGGGTTACAGAAGATACTGACAAGATGTTCTATCAGATAGAAGACAAAGAAGATTGATTTATCCCACATAAGAATATAAAGTAGATGGCTATGACAATAGAGGTAGCCAGGATGAATTATTATTTTACGGGAATATTAATTGTTCTTTTGACATTGCTAGCTTTGTGTGGAGGGCCGAGTGGCTATTAAAATTTCAGACGAAGCAAAAGTACAAATGCCTATGAAAACGGTGATCAGTTTGATCATCATTGTAGCGCTAGGCACGATGGGCTACTTTCAAATTGTTGAGAGATTAAACATAGCTGACACTAGACTTCAGTTGATGGAAAAGGACCTGGAAGAAAATACAGAATTTAGAATCAAATGGCCACGGGGCCAACTTGGAGCGTTGCCTGCAGATAGTGAGCAATTTATGATGATCGAAGATCTTTATAAGACTACCGATAAATTAAACTCACATATAGAATCAATGGCATTAAACAAAGTAAACATAGAGTTTTTAAGAAAACAAATGGATAAAGTTTTAGTAGACATCGAAAAATTAAAAGATGCAAATCGTGAAATGAAATATACAAACGGTAATGGACAATGATAGAATCTGTGGTAGCTCTACTTATGTTTGTAAACGCCGAGATCAAGGAGGCACGTTTGCAAAGCTCAATGGCCGAATGCCTTCGCGGTAAGAGGCACGCGGAGCGTCAATACTCAGAGTCTGTAACCTACAAATGCTGGAAAGGTTCTGCAGAATTAGAGGACAATATAGACGGTAGTAAGAGTATCAAGAAATTGATAATAGAATAGGATGAAACCTTTTAAATTTAAAGCTGAAGTGGTGACAGGTAAATGTCCTACTTGTGAAGAGCACACATTATTAGTTGGAATTACAAAACAGTTTTTTAGATGTATGACTTGCGGTGCGGATTTAGAACAACACGTAAATGGAGTTATAAGTTACATACCAACAATGCATCCTAATACTTTAAAATCAGAGTTACAGAAGTATTTCGATGGCGAAGAAGTTTAAAGATTTCATAGCACACGAACCTGTACATCACAAAACATCGATTGGGCGTCACCCCAGTCTTTGCAAAATGAACAAGAGAAAACGAAAAAATTTTAAAAAATACCGTGGCCAAGGACGTTAATGAAAATATTTGGATTAGTTTTGTATATTTGTTCTGCAGCAGCAAATACTTGTATTGAACCATACAAGTGGCCAGATACTTTTGATAGTTCTTATACGTGTATGTTAAAAGGTTACGAAGAGTCCTACAAAAAAATAGAAGAAATGGGTCCTGAAAGAGTCAACGAGTTTAATGTTTACATTAAGTTTGACTGCCTACAAATAGACATAATCGTGCCAAAAAAGAAACCTGTGGTTGAATTGTTAATTTAGAATCGTTCTAAGCTGTCTGTCCGTCCCAAGAAAGGGACGAACAAACAAAAGGTGTGAGAAGAGATCTTTCTTTTATATTAATTAAATAACACTTGCAATACTTGTTTTATT